CCTGGTCTCATTAACATCACTGCTGAAGGACATGTTTTTTTTCATGGTTAATAAAGGACATTTTTATTCAAATTTAACATAGATAGCCCCCCCGGGAGGACTCACGTCCTCCCACGGCCCCGTCACACCGCCCGCCATTCTTCGTATAATGCCGCCCCCGCCTCAAGGGCGCAGGCGGGACGAAGCCGTGGAGGGGCCCGCCGATAGCGCCCGAGGCGGGGGGCGGCATTATATGAAGAATTGGCGGCGTGTGACCTGGCCGCCTGAGGACCTGAGTCCTCCCACGGCTTCGGAAACATCGTCAGGTCTTTCTTCGGCATTGCTGCTGCCGTTCTCATCATAGCCGTTGAATAACTTTTGCTTCTTCAACGGTTGTTGGACTAAGTCATCGTCAATTATCTGCCACACTCTCCATCTGTCCACCGACAGGAACTCCAAGTTGGGCATGGTATTAGTAAACACCCATATGTTAGGACAGTCAAAATACTTCTCTTTGTATTTGTATCTGTCATCCCATGCATGCCCACTCTTGATCTCTTCCAGCCCTGCAAAGAAGTTATGATGATGCTTCTGATCTAGGGCTCTTGGCATGTCGACCAGATATAGTTTACTTGTCGGCATATCCATTACCAGCCTCATTATGTCTTTGTAATCATTCAAAGGCGGGAGGCTCCTTCCAATCTTATGCACTCCGCAGTATGTAGCGAGGGTGCTCTTCCCTTTATTACCAATCTGTTCCAGCAGAATGTTGATATGTCTGGTATCCCACACTTCAGCATCTTCAACAATCTTCTGTTGCCATTCTTTAAGAGTAATATCCCTGATCTGTCTTGGGATATACGCCTCTTCTTCATCTTCACTGGACCATGGACCCTCGATTCGGGTTTCTGGCTTCATGACATAGAACGCTTTGTTCGGAAGTATGTTGTCTTTGAAGGTTGGGCTTAAGTGCCCCTTCAAATCACCCATTAACTTCACTACGTCCGTCAGCCTTCTCTTAGTACCAAGAGACATCCTACATTGATAGTGGATGTATCCGGACGCTCCTTTCTCTTTTTGAAAGCACCAATGTTTGCAGTGCTCTTTCAAAAACTCAAGCAGCCGATCATAGGCTCCTTCCTCATCTTTCACGGTTAAATCATAACAACAAATTTGCGCGCTCATTTTTGTTTGGTTAGTTTTGATCCGATTGATCCAATAGCTTAAAGAAATTAATATAGAGAGATTTCCACTGTTACAGCGAAGCGCCGAAATCTCTCAATTTCCCAAATTGTTATTGTGCAGTCCCACACAAAACTCACACAACATTATTGAAACTGTCTGGACGTCTCCGTCATTTCAATAATTTATCAGGTAGAAAACGAAGTTCGTCAGACGCTTTTACCGCACCCACCTCAAACCAGGCACGAGCAAAGCGTACCGCCGCCCGTTATCATCTGCTTACAAATATGCGAACACGTACCTATCGACGGGGTCGCATGCGCGCGCGGCGTGGAAGGCGTCGCAGCCGTGGCGTAAATACTTGGGCTATGGCAAAAAGGGTCAGAAGGCTCGAAGATACCGCTGAAGAGACGAAGCACATCATCTTTTCTGATATTGGAGTTACTGGATCCAATGGTGGATTTGCTGGTGCTTCCATTTATAACACCGCACCGGCCCAGTTGTTTCTGACTCCTCTCACCCGCGGCAGCACTGTCCAGAATCGAATTGGCGATAAGGTCGTGTTCACCGCCATCCGATTCAAAGTTCAACTCTTTTTTTCGTCCGCGTTGGTCAACCAATGTACTGTTAATTGGATGATCTACCGACTTAACGGAGGCACTACTGCTATTACTGCTTCTAATATCTTAGCCGGCATTTATGGGACTTCTAGTCCGACTATGAATGCACTTCCGGACATCAACAACAAGAACCCATCTGCAACTTATGTCGTGTTGAAGAGGGGGTACTACAAGCATGTAGCTCCAGCTGATGCAACTGCTGAGAACCAGGTCATGAACATCATCTATCGCAAGAAGGTGTTCTCTGAGTACCGCAATAGTAATCTTGGTACTGTCGCTGACATGAACAAGAACGCACTCTACCTTCTCATCTGGACTGACAAGCCATCAGCCGATCCTGGTCTCATTAACATCACTGCTGAAGGACATGTTTTTTTTCATGGTTAATAAAGGACATTTTTATTCAAATTTAACATAGATAGCCCCCCCGGGAGGACTCACGTCCTCCCACGGCCCC